CTAGCGGCCGAAGTACTCATCTATTTGATGGGTGATCTTGTCGTAGATCTTCCCTTCGAATGCATCAATGTTCTTGTGAAACAGCTTTAGGAACTGCCCCGCTTTATCACGTGGTAGCAATTTGTTCTGGATACGGTACTGGATCTCCGGCGCCGCTTTATCATGTCTCGGCACTACCTCCCAGCGAATAAACCCGTAATCAACTATGTTGAACTCCCCAAGGGAGAATTTGCAGAACCGGTCAACGTGATCTAATCCTGTCGGGCCCAGACAGCCAGGCTCAACACTAAATACAACCGTCAGACGCTTGTCATCAGGCAGAGGTAAACGTGGGGGCATCCTACTTCTCACTTCTTATTCTTGCGCATTAACGTGCGCCATATTGCGAGTATTAATTGCAGGTTAGCACGAATAAATCTTGGAGATATAGAACTTATAGGTCAGTTTTGATCAAGAGCAATCTGATGTATCTAAATGCAGACGCGCCTTAGTCGATTTCCATCCGCATCTGATTAGTATTTCACCATTAGTCTTAGCGCATCGAAACGAATGGCTTTAATTGCGCGACCGTGGAGAGCTTGTCGAAACTTAGCCGCTCACACAACTCGTTGAAATCATGGAGATAATCGTAGACTGATAGTCAGATCGAATTCTAAAGAGGCTAGATTTTGGAGGTGGTGCCCGGAGCCGGAATCGAACCGGCACGACCGTTAAGTCGGGAGATTTTAAGTCTCACGCAAAATTAAGTCAATACAATAAGTTACACCCTATTTTCCGAATATAATTCAACCATTCTATGCGGGTTTCAGGCTGGTTTGACTACTGGATATTCGGAATAATCGCAGCGCCCCGTGAGGCGCTATTTTTACTTTATGTATTTATAATACGCGCCATTCATTGCTCGCTCGAACGACCGTAATTAGGCGCTAGCACATGATTCTCATTTCTTACGAAGTCCAGAAAGTCTTGTTTGCTATATAGACCTTTCTTAACCCATTTCTGCTCTTCTTCTAAGATCGCTTCAAGCCTCTTATAGAGTCGTGGTGTATCTGCTTTCATCCCTTCCTCTTTGTAAAGGAAGATTACTTGTCGCAATAGATCCACCATCACTGCGGTTTGAATAGACGACTTTCTAAGAGCAGCGTCTACTTGTATCGCTATATTCATCTCTTTTGGATCGAGTCGCGCAGCTATGCGCATATGCATTTGTCGCGTCTCTTGGCTTAGTGACTCATGGCTTTTTATACGGGACTTCGTGCTGAACAGTGCGGCTACCAACGTATCACCCTTGAACACCTCATCTTTGCCGCTGAGAATAACGCTGTTAATCACATCAGTTGTACAAAAATGAAATGATGGCCCTTGTTGCTCAGATTGAGTGTGGGTTTTCATTAGATTACTGAGATTGTTTTCAGCTTCTTTATCTATCGCGGCCAACAGGCGAAGAAAAGAGCTTTGAGCATCTTGCTTCTCTTTTGAATGATTGAGCGCTAGAGCAAGAACGACACCGATTATTGTCCCTGCTATAGTTATAAGAAATGAAAGGTAATTATTGCTAGTTTCTAAGCCCAGTGCTGCTATCCAGCTAATTGGCAGTAGCGTCCAGGAAACAATCAAAAAGTAAAACATCCGTACCTACTCGTCTGAAAATAACCGCAAGTTCTGCGCGTATTTCCCAAATTTTCAACTAGATAGATACTGTTTTCTTACGACCAATGGACAGCGTTTATAGGTCACACCATATACCCCTCTTCCTATAACGCAGCCCTGGCAATACTCGTTTTCTTTAAGGTCAATTCGGGGCGATCCGATTTCATCAGATGCCACATAGGCCGTAACGTCCAGCCTCACCGGCCGGGCGTTAGGTATCGATCTGGCGGCTTCAACATCTATGAAGCCTTTCCAGTTGAGGTAGGTTAACTGCTGATTCCGGAGATAGACGCCAACCTCCTCCATCGTAGGTTCTTCGGTTAGCGCTATTTTCCGGAAGTTCATCTTTCTATACAGTACAGGCATTGATTAACTGTATATGCATACAGCTATATTCGCAATTCTACCAGTGCGGAATAGAGACGCACCGCTATATACATCAAATGTCGACGCCACGGCTCAATATCAAGAACCTTCATCGTATCAGCGAAGGCTTGGTCTGCGGCTTCTCGACTGGTGCGAGTTAGCTGATAGTCATGCACTAGCGCTGCGACCATATAGCGTCCAACTGGTGGGAATATCGGCCAGAGCAATCGAGGCACTGTGGCCCCGTCTGAGACGAAGCCTTCAGGTACCGAGTAACAGCCTACTTCAACTGGCTTTATCAGGCGATATTTTACCCGTCGCCACCATTTATCTGGCGGGATTATGTCAGCGGTTATTACCATTTGATTCCTTTAAGCAGGTCTAAGTCCTTCGCGCTCGCAGCCGCATTTGCTTGTTCCTTGAGAGCATTTGATTTCTCAAGACAGGATATCTTGTGCGCTGCCATGTCCTCACCTACCAACCGAATTTGCTCTGCTGTATGTAGCCTGAACGTCTTGTTTCCGTTGCTATCTGCACATCGATGTTTTACGTCAATACCGAGCTGGATATTGCCACTTAGGTTTAATTGGTCCTCAAGTTCTGAGTCATATTTATAAGTTGATCCCAATGCGCCAGAAACAAAACCGCTTTCAATCGCATCCTTGCAGGCTTTATTAATATTTGCACATTTTTGACGCAGTAAATCGACTAATTCAGCTTCAACATCATGTACTACAACCCCGTCAACGTGCCGCTCATATTGCCCTAAAGCAATCGGCTTTCCTGAAGATGTTGATACGAGCCGCTTACCTTTTGCTTGCTCGGAAAGAAGGTTTTGATGGGTGTCGTCGGAAATCTCCACTGCATCCGTCGGCAGCAACTTCGTTAGTGCCTTATCGTAAAATCCGTTTTTGCTCGGTGAATAGTACATAAACGCTTCCTAATGGCCTAAGGCAAGATATCTGATGTTTGTTGTGTAGGCGGGGCTCGTCGCAGTCCAAGTAAAGCCCGTATCGCTGGTAGCTGAAATATACGTGGACCCAATGTCATGGGATTCGGTGCCACCGAGGTAGCCCGCACCGGGAATCAACTGTAGAAGGCCGTTCGGAAAAGTAATCGGAAATACGACGCTGCCGCCTCCCGCAGTGGCAGTGTTTTCTGTCTGCATGCCCCATTGAATAATCAGGCCACCAGGCAGTTTTTGGTATCCACTACTTGTTAATGAATTTGCAAAAACGGATAGGCCGCCAAGATCATTTTCTGTTAGTCCTGCAGGCTTGGCAGCGATTAACGCGGCAATTGCCGCTGCAAGTTGCCCAAGATCATCAGGATCTGGAGTCAAGCCTGCAGCCTCGATCGCAGCGACAATCTCCCGTTGAGTATGCTCTATAGCAGCTGCCGGAACTGGCGACCCCGGAGTGCCGTTAGCAGGGTTACCGTCCACGAATGGATCGTTAGGATCTGCCGCTCCTATTGGTGCGTTGTATTGCATTGAATCACCTATGAGTAGTCGAAGACGAGTGTGGTATGGGAAGGCTGAAGGCGCCTAAATATGCATTCGAGCATTGCTGCCGGGGCGAGCTGCAATAGCTTTTCTCCAGCTGCTGATTCGCCTGTTCTAAAGTAAACAGGGCGGCTTGTATTTACAGATACCTTCCAGACAAATCGGTCATCTTCCGAGTACAAGCCATTCCCACAGCATGAGAGCCCTGTAATGAATGGTTTGAAAACGGTAATAGTGATTGGATGGCCTAAGGTTTCTGCCAACTTAATAAAATAGGCTTCACTCTGCCCGCCTTTCATTATGTATTTCGCATGACATGCAATGCGCCGTTCCTGTAACGTTTGATCCGCTGGGGTGCAAGCATCAGGCAATCCTAGTAGCCTCTCCCAGTCCGGCAAAAGCTCCGTTGCGGTTCGTGGGTCGAGTTCATCAAGTAACTGATCAACTCGGCCATCGACCTTTGCCAGGGCAGCCGCAAAGCTATCAATTAAGTGGCTATACTCAGATCCGTTTTCACTGTTCCAAGCGAGGCCGGGAGGGCTTAGGGCGACAAGCTGCTGGCGGTAACCTGCTTCATTTACTGCCATATAACGCCCCCAAATGTAGCCAACTGGCCTTTTGTCGGTGCTATATCTGCTGTTGGTGATACCAGAACATGATCAGACTCCCCTGCAGCAATTGAGATTGCTTCCCGTATATGTGTGACAGGAATCTTCCCGCTACCGTTACCGTCTTCAACTTCTGCTGATCGATTAAAGAGATTACCTAGTTCAGCTTCGATAGCAGCTTTAACTACTGCAGTATTTGGAGACAGGTTGCTAATGGTGATTTGTGTGAGGGCTGCGGTTGGTTTTAGCACGTAGATATCAGCGGTTACCGGTCCTTCGGCCTTTACGTTAGATTCAACTAGTGCCTGCTGCGTATCATCCGGAATCAAGCCGCCATCAACAGTGAAAAAGACGCCGACCGTCCCCCTTCCCATCCACCCCTTAAACGTCCATACCTTATGAGCTGTAACGCCTTCAGTTTCTTTCACCCATTTCCTATAGTCCGCATCATTCCCTCCGTGCGGCGGCTCTCTGATTATTTCCAGCGTTCTCGCTCGAAGCGAATCGTCCGTTTCGATATCGGCGCCACCAGATAACAAGCCCGAAGCTGACTCAGAAACCACCCCTGCTATTGGCGTTACTAAATTAAGAGCATCATTTTCAGCTGTATTGCCAATGGCTCCCGGAAGCAACGCCTCAACATCAACGGCCGCGGAGCCACCTGAAATTATTGCTGTCGTAGTACTTTCAAACTGGATGCCGTCAGAACGCTGTAACAGACTACCTGCTGGCACTTCTGTTCCATCAATGCCCGTCAATTGGCGAGTACCTTTAGCAGGCTGAGCTTGCTTCCTTGCTATGCCGCGGATAGATGCCCTGCGCTCAAGGTGTGCGTTATCGGCCGTGTCTTCAAACGGCTGTTTTGCAATGTAATCAAGGTACCCATAAACCCCGTGCAAACCACCAGCTTGCACTGCTGCGAATACTCCAGCATTAGAGCGCCGAGCTTCAGCTAGTGAAATGCTGAATCTCATCGATAGCTCTGTGCTCTGCTGGGTTATGAGCTCTGAGATTGTTGGTCGAGTAAATGGCATTATCGAGTCTCCGCCACCTGGTAGTTTTGGTACTGCCCATTAGGTAATGTCAGGCTTATAGCCTCTGAGAGAAGGCCCTGGCCGATCCATTCAGCATCGATCGCAATCTTTGTTACCAGTCCAGATTTTTTTAGCCAGGCTAAAGCTTCTTGGTCATAGGCAATAAGGGCATTTAAAACATCTGAAGTTTGCTTCTCGCGAGATAGCGTCCACCTGCGGGAGCCGATAGGCTCATCTTCCTGCAGTGTATCTGCCCACCAGCCGCGGACTTCTTCTGTGTCATCGCCCGCTTCGGCGCGCCGATCAGTAAACAGGCTGATAATGACGGCTGTTGTTAAAGACGAATCTTCGGCAAAACCACCTCCTGCTATTTCATATCGAACACCAGAGGTTAAATCGGTGAATACCGACTTGATATCACTCATGTCATCTTCTCGTTAGGATCATCAGAAGTGCCAGCTGGATCGCCGTGATTGTGATGATGGTCGTCGTATATCTCGCGGGAACCACGCATTGATACAGCGTTTGAGCCAATGTTATCGGTGATATCGCCGTCTGCGGTTACATTGCCGGTAAAGTGCGAATCAGGTGTATCAACAATAAGCTGTGTGGGGGCTGTAACATGGATAACGCCGCCTCGCTTAAGATGAACGATTGACCCTTCATCGTCGTATAAAGCGACTTCGCCTTGCTCCATGTTCTTTAGCCGATAGCGCCGATCATCTACCGCAATGACCAGTCCGTTTGATGTGTCCAGAAACACGGCTACTGCTTCTGCATCTGCATGGGGATGACTGGTAAAGCCGTATTCTTGAATCCTGGGCATGTCATCATGAACATCACCAGATAGCCCGGTTACTTGAAGCCTCTGAATACCTGAAGTATCGCTGATGAGCTTAACGACGACTCTGCGAACCTTTCGGGCTATCGCCCGCTTCAATTGCTGCATCACCGAATACATCTCCCCAATCATTGCCCTTTGCTGATGATGTCTCTTTCAGTTTTTCAATACTGAAAGCTTCTTTAGGCATGAGCTTCAGCTCTGCTTGAGTACCGTTAGTCGAGCTGTATTTGAATGTGACAGACATCAGCAGAAACCAGCCGTGAACGCCAAAATATGGATCTTTCACTTCTACAAGGCTGTTTGGCTTCCAAAGCCCTTCTCTATGGCGCCAACTGGTTACCGTATACGCGAGCTGTGTTGATCGCCCAAGTCGAGTGGTGGCCTCAAAGGCCGCACGATCCGACAAGCTCTCGTCACCGTCTTCGGCAGATAGAACAAGTGGGCGGTACCGCCGAACAGCAGGATCGTTGGCCTTGCCTGCTATCTGAGTTGTTCGCTCAGGATCGAAAGCATCATTACCGGCCGTTTGTCCTTTTACGATGTATTCAGAGTGGCGTTTGTGCTGGCTAAACTCGCCAGAACCGCCCTTTATGTTCTCGCCTTGGATAAGTGGCGTACTAATTCGGTGTTTGCCTACTTCGGT